TTGAAGTATTCCTTTTGCATTTTCGGCTATTGCTTCTTCAACTTGTTTCATTTGAATAAGAGCCTCTTGAACTAATTTGTTTTCTTTCATGAAAATCTATTATTTTAACTAATAAATAGTATCGAATTAGAAAAAATTCATTTCTAACATGATACAATCTAAAATTTATTTAATAATAAATATTTCCAAGAGGCAAAAAAAAAGTGGTCAAAACTGACCACTTTAAAATAATTTGATAATAAATCAATTATTCAATTACTTCATCTATCTTACTTTCAGATACTGAAGTTATTCTCCAATCGTGTGTGAAACCTTGGTATTTTTGTGTAACCTTAGCTTCAACGTCTGTAACTGAATAACCTTTAACTAATTTTTCTTCTCTAATTTTTTTGATTTTACCACTGTTCTCATCAGGTAAATCGTACTGAATTTTTGCTACAAAGTATTTTTCTTCCATAAATAATTATTTTCCCAAATAATCGGTTAATTTTCTCATTAAGTCAACTCCTTTAGCTTGAAATTCAGAATTTTCGGGAGATTTGTATTTTTTTTCTTCTTCTAAGTTTTCTTCGTACTTACTTCTATCATCAGGATTGCTGAATAAATAAGCTCCTGGTGTGGATGGTGATGATACTAAGTCAAAACAAATCAATTCAAAATCATCTTGAACTTCATTTCTTTCACCTATTTTTTTTAATGAACCAACACCTCTTGAAGAAACACCCATCGTAACTCCTTGTCTCATTAGGTTTGCCGCTTGGTCACCTTTAGTTGAAACAATACCTCTTTCGTGGAATCCTGGCGATGTCAATAATTTTAATTTACCCATCAAGATATTTTTATCCCACCATATATCAGTAATGATATGAGATACCCTATCCAAGTCAATTAGAGATGACTCAGGGTGATTAAGTTCTGAAGTTGATAAACCTTTAGCAATTGCCTTTTTATAGTTCTCAGCTTCTCTTTTTAATATTCTTTCAGGATAAAATCTTCCGTTTCTATTTGGAGTGTCGTACTTCTGTAATACGGCATAGAATTCAAAAGGATTTCTATAATCTAAATTAGCGGCCTCTTTCAATATGTCGGCATTAAGACGGTCTTTTGGGGATACCCAACCAGCATCCATTTCAATCAATATTCCATGACCTACTTCGCTTGCTTCTAAAATTCTTAATTGTTTCATCAATTCTTTTTAAGATAAATATATCAATTAAGTATCTTTACTACAATTCCACGCTTTTTGATAATGAAAAATCAAAGTATTTGTTTTCCATTACGTTTTCCCTAACGATATTTCTAATTATTTTTTTAATAGAATCTTTAATTTCAGGACATTTAAAATCCATCTCTTGATTAGTATAAAGATTAACTTCTAAATTAAAAAATGATTTTTTTCCGTGAGAAATACCACTTGTTCTTAGGTCTAAATCAACAATACTATGTTCTTTAAATAATTCAGAGTTTATTGAATTGAATACAGAATGTTTAATTTCTCTACTCAAATTACAAACAACTCTATTCCAATTGTCGTGTTCAAATTTGGGTGTTACCCACGATTGAATGTTTATATATAATGATTTTAAATTTTTTGAATCTACCGTCCCGTATACTGATTTGATTGGACTGTATAGATTTAACTTTACACTTTTACCTTTTTTCATTAAGTTTCATTGTTGTCAATGTTTATTTGTTTGTAAAAAAATAACACAAATAAACCCGATTGTCAAAATTTTTCAAAAAAATAAGATATTTGTTATATATGTTAATCGTAGAAATCAACAAAGATGGAATAGAAAAAGCCTTGAAAACTTTGAAATCTAAAGTTATCAAGACTAAACAAAATCAAATTTTATTTGATAGAAAAGAATTTGTGAAAAAATCTGTTGTTAAAAGAAACCAAAAATTAAAAGCTTCTTACATTCAAAAAAAGAAAGACAAGTTAGATTGATTCTTCTAAAGTTTTTAACTTAAGAAAATTCAATTGGTCAAACTTTTCATCCTTTAATCTATCAATAGTTTCGGACAATTTTGTTTTTAATTCAAATTCTTCCTCTTTCTCTAATAGAGTATTGAGCTTTGTAATTGCGCTTTCACGTATAGTTTCAAATTTACCCTCAAGAGTTTTTGTATCCTCAGACATTAGTTGGATAAATTCTTTTTTAGACGACTCGTCTAAATTTTCAATATAATTGGTTAAAGTTTGGTTTGCGATTTTAACCATAGATTTCAATGGAATGTTAATTGATTCTTTAACCACTTCTTTTGTGGAGGTAAGAATACTAACAATATTTTTCTTTGAATTTACCCTCTCCAATAAATTCAATTTATTTGTATAAACTAATGAATCAATATCAGAATATTTGTTTTCAACAGATTCAGATAATGTTTTTGGTAATTTAACGTTTGTTAATAATTTTTGGATTAAACTAACTCCTTCTTCTAAAAAATCTTTAGCGTCAGTTTCGTTTAGTCCTTGTGGCGTGCTTAGTTGGTCATACAAAGAATACAATTTGGACATAGTTTTGTTGTTCAAAACATTATGTTTGAATTCTTTTAAAGATTTTTTGAACTCTACTTCATTTGTGTAGGTTTCAATTAGTCTGTTTTCGATTATGGATTTTACTTTTCCGAATGTCATTTTAAGAGGTGTTTGAATATAAATATTATGAATTCAGTAACTTATCCAATTCTTTTGAAATTTCTCCCAAAGAATCTTGAGCTTGACCTAAATCTAAAAAAGTTGAACCTTCAATTAGGTTACTTTCAACTAATAAATTCATATTTCTTGCCATCAAAGATTCAGGTGTAACTTCACCCTCTGGCGGCGGTGGTGCTACTTCACCCGCTCCTCCTTCTGGTGGTAAGGCTCCCAAGTCTTCTCCTCCTCCTGATGGTGGTGGTGCACTAAACGCTCCCATTCCTCCACCTAACTCTTCTCCACCTCCTGGTGTTGTTGAAGCACCTGCAGTTGCAGTTGCACCTGAAGTATTACCATACAATTTGTCAATATTATCAAATATACCTGTTTTGGTAATAACTGTAGGAGTTGCTTTAAGTTCTTCACCAACAGCTCTTTCAATTCTTTGTTGTTGTAAATCCAATCTGATTTCTTCGTCAGAGAATCCAAAGATGTGTTTCTTTGCCCATGTAGATGATACAGGTTGAATACCGTTTCCTGGGTCAGCAACTAAATCTTTATACAATAAAACTTTTTCTTTCCACACATCAATTTTTAATAAATCCGCTTGTGTAGATGGGTTAGTAAGTCCTAATGTGAAGTTTTGTAATTCATCTTCAAAACCTAATAAGAATAGGTGAATGATTGCAATTTTGTTCATTTCGGCAATCATACTCTTTTGAATTCTGTTGATTGTACGAGCAAAACGTATGTCTTGTAATGATAAGTTTTTACCATCACCAACAACTTCTTCAAATCCTAAAAATGCCTTTGGAACACGAAGTGCTGTTAATAGTTTCTTTTGAATATATTCAATATCGGCAATTTCTGATAAGTTAGTTGCGCCTGGTAATGTTGTGATTGGGTCTGGTGCCGCAGGGTCACGAACAGGGATAAAGTAATCTTGGTCAACCGCCATTTGGTTGAATCTCATATCCACATTACCTGTTTTTGAATCAACAACTTGTTCTCTCTTGAATTTATTGGCAACACGGTTTACATACGCTTCAACGTCATCATCGTTCATGTTTCCAACAAACACTTTAAACATTCTTCTTTCAGGTGCTCTTGATGTACGATAGATTAACATTGCATCTTCAGATAACAATAATTGTTTCCAAATACGTCTTGCTTTTTCCAACATAGATGTCCCGTAAGGAAGTTTTCTATCGTCACCTAATAATCTAAAGTGGGCAATTTCCCACGATTGAAATTCCATGTTTCTGTTTTTCCAAGTAAAGTGAAGAGCTTTTTTGTTCTCGTCTTTCTCTTGTGTAATATCTACAGTAATTTTGGCACTAACCCCAACCTCGTGACGTTCAATTTCAATTGTTGGTAATTGTTGACAACCAACAACACCTTTCTCAGGGTCTAATTTGAGGTAAACAAAGTTATCACCATACTTACAAGTGTTTCTTGTCCACATTGGTAAGTTGGTATTGATATCCAAGTTATTGTTGAATAAATCCGCTAATACAGATTTAATACGTTTTGACTCAGAATAAATTTGAAGGATGAAACCATCTTCATTTGTTGTTGTAGACTCTTCAGAATAAATGTCTAACGCAGCAGAAATCTCAGGAGTATATTCCATCGATTCATAATCATACTGAGCTGACAATCTTGATGGTTCATAATAAATCGCTTGGGAATATAAATTGTTTTCAACTTTTGCCCACTGATTTGTTAAATAATAAGTTTGTTGAGCTTGGAGTTTTTCTCTCTCAAAATCATCACGATTTGTTGTACGCAGAAGTTCTTTCTTATCAAACTTAAATGTCGGATAATCCTGTTTTAACAGTGAATTTGGGCCGAATGTTTTGGATAGCCTCTGCCAGACCGTTAGATTTTGTTCACTCATAATACAATTTTACTAATTACTTTGATAATATAAATACTTATCCGGAACCAAATAACCATCCGTATTTTTGATAATCCGCCTTGGTTGCTTGTCCTTGATTATTCATTCCATTACCTCTACCCATTTGTGGAACCATAGGGTTAAAGAATTCAGACGAGTTTTTATTTTCGTTGATGGTTGTTGCCCACGAGTTAATCATTGCTTTAGTATGATTTGTAACTTTTTCTAATGATTGAAATGATTTTTCTGCAACGTATAACGCCATAGAAACCCCCATGATACAGTCATCGTGGTGACCTTTTTGGTGGTCGGGTCTACCGTTAATATAAACAAATGTGTTCATTTCATTGTATAATCTATTTGAGTATACTTTGAACCCATGTCTAACACCTTCTTCAAATGCCGCAATAATTTGAACCCTTTTTGAATTGAAATTTATACCAGGTATTTTTTCATTTATTTTTGGGTCGTATTTCCATTTGTTTGTTGTATCAACGTTGTCAATATACAATCCCCCTTGATAATTTAATTCCTGTAATTTTCTTGCTGTAGAAATACCCATACCACCTGTGATATCAATAACACAATAAGCGTTATACATTGTACCCCATTTATATGCAATTTCTGCCAATACATCTGGTGGGATTTTGGCAACATATTCTAACACTTGTTCTCTTTCATCAAAATCGATGATTTGGATACACGAGAAGTCCTCAGAATCACCTCTTGATACATCGACACCCATTACGTATTTGTGACCGTTTACGGGTTCCTTAAATATCCACAATGAACCACCCATCAATTTAGCTTGGGGGTCACGTAATGTGTTTTTAGAAATGTTCTGCATTAGTTCAGATTCAAACACGTTGTCACCTGAACCCAAGAAGTTACATTCCAACTCCTGAGCCACTTTCCTTCTGTCAAACTTCAACTTCTTAACCATACTTTCAAACCACGCAGAACAAGGTTTGTATCCTTGATTCATAAGTTCGGTTGTAATTGAATGGTCTCTTTCATATGGATTCTCTATAGATAAATCCATAATATCTTTTTCAGAATATTCTTCTCGGTTTAACAAATAGTGAACTAAGTCATTAGTTTTAACCATATACAAATCTTTTGTATATCTTGGGTCACGATACCAAAACATCTCAGATATTTTGAAATCGTTCATGTTTCTTAATGACTGGTCATAGATTTCGTAATAAATTGGGTCATAACCGTTTGGAGTGGATACGACAATTACTTTACCCCCTGTAGATAGGGACGCCATACAGGCAGACCAGAAATCTGAGTCTGCTTCGATAAACGCCGCCTCGTCAAATACAAGGATGGTAGGTGTATAACCCCTCAAAGCATCTTTTGATGTTGCGACCGCTTTTACTTCGCAGTCGTTACTTAATTTGAAATGTCTTTGGGAATTTTTTTCTTTTGAAAAGGTAACTCCGACCCATGTTGGCCATTGTTCAGTAAACCCTCTTACCTTGTTAGCCATCTCCATTGATGTATCCAACTTGTTGGCAATAATAAGGATTTTTTCAGGTTTGTTCTTTTTGGCAAATACTAATCGTTTGGATATCCAGGCCGCAGTTACGGTGGATACACCTGCCTGACGATACTTTAATGCGATGTTTTCATTGTAAGTGTCGTAATCTTCAATTAAACTAACTTGGTCAGGGAATAAGTCCAATGGGACATATTTGGATACGGTATTATCGTATGTTTGTAAGTAAGTACGAAGTGCGTAAGGAGTATTCCTCATACACTTCGTAACTTCAATAATCAGTTGTTCTCTATTCACAAAATGTTATTTAGGTCTTGATATACCTAAACTACCTAAGAAATCGTCTAAATCATCTTCATCATCTTCGTCACCATAACTATTGTCAGAATCATCATGATGTTCTTCTTTATAGTTTTCAAAATCTTCTTTCATTTGCATAGCTTCTTTCATGATTTCTTCAAATCTTCTAGTTGCTTTTTTAACTTTAGATTCATCTGCTGAGATGGCGTTTCCAATAATTTCTAAAAATTCTTGTGCTGGTATTTGGTATAACAATATATG